CGTCAAGCAAAATATGCAGATTTTCGTGCTAATGCTATTAAAACTTGGTTGGCTGCCCCTGCAGATGAACCAAGTCGTACAATTATTTTAAAACAAATTGAACGTGATGCTGTTCAAACTATGGCTAACGACATTGCTGAAAAAATAGGTTTAAAAGTAGACAATATTGATATTGATACCCCTATGCAAAACGTTATTAATAAACGTGATGGCATCAGAGAAAAAATTAAAAACACACAAAATGGTATTGTTACTAAAGAAGCCGAAGGTGCTGAAGTAACTGCTATTGATGAGAATATGAAAGTTAAACTTGCTTCTAATATTCCTATGCTTGATATGCGTGTTATGGAAGATGTTTTAAATGCTCAACTTAGAAATAGTAGTGTTTTATCACCAAGAAGTATTAAGGCTAAATTAAGCACACTTTCTATTAGTGCTGATGCTTTTGAACGTGCGTTTTCTGCAGCAGTTCTTATCCGCCCAGGTTATATTCCTAAGAACTCTATGTTTGAGCCTTTTGTTCGTATTCTTGGTCGTATGCACGATGCTACTTTGCCACAGATTTATGGTAAAGAAAAGTTTACTACAAGAGTTCTTGACTCTGATACTGGTGAATATTCTTATAAACAACTTGATGTTATGGGTGAAGATGTAATCGGTGGTGGTGCACTACGCCAAGAAATAGACCCATCATTAACACTAGCCAACGTAACACAACCAGGTGTCTTTGAAAGAACATCACGCAAATCTTTTACAACAACACCAGTAAACCCAAATCTTACAACCATCAACCCTAAACTTATCAAAAAGTATTGGGGCGAATATTCACAACAAATACAGGTTATGAAAAATGACCCTATTGTTGGACGTATTATGTCAGGTTTATCAGATACTGACATTATTAAATATATGATGCGTGATTTGCAACAACGTGGAAACTTCAGTGACTTCTACCGTCTTGCTGCCGAAAGAGCAATAGCAAGAAAAGATAGAACACCAGATGTTTCAACCAATGGTGCATACGAAATATTAAATGATTCTAAAGCAATCATTGATAACCTTATTCCAGATAAGGCTATCCAAAGAAAAATTATTGATGACAGAGAAATCTTTACAGCAAAGAAAGCAGAATCTCTTCTTAAAGGTAAAGAAGTTCCAACACTTGATATAAGTCTTGATTCATTACCTGGAATGTTTTCTGCTTCAGATATTGCTTTAGGTTATCAAAAACTTATTAACGCAGGTTTTAGAGCAATTGCTAAACCTGAATCATCATTATTCCGTAGCCCCTATGGAAGATATTATGGTAATCAAGCCGTTAAACTTATAGTTGAAAATGCTCAACGTAACGGTATTGAAATCACATCAGATATGTGGCAAAACCAAATAAGACCTATTGCGCAAGAATACGCATATAAACAAGTTAACGATACATTTTATTCAATTAGACGTATGAATAATGTTCAATACTATTCACGTTTCCTTCTTGGTTTTCCTAACGCAATGTTTAACTCAATCAAATTTTGGGTTAAAGCAGGGTTCGCTAACCCATACAATTTTGCTCTTCTTGAACAAATACGTACTTCACCTTGGGCTGTGGGTATGGTTGTTGATGAAGATGGTAACAAAATTTCTTATGAAGAAGCAGATGCACAAAACAAAAGTGCTTATCTAGTTTTACCTTTCTTTAATAAGCCTGCTAAAGCGCAACCATTTGTTTACAAAATGAACACTAATCAATTAAACTTTTTAACTAACGGACCTTCACCTAACTGGATAGGTCAAGTTTCTTTAAACACAGCAGTTCAAAACTTTCCAAATCTTGAAACAAAAATTAAAAATACTGTTGGTGAGAAACTTTACAACCAGTTAATATTTGGTGGTGTGCCACGTGGTATTGTTCCTGCTGCTAAAGACATTGAAGGTACAAGTGGTCTTCAAGTATTATCATCATTTGCTTCAAATGTTATTGAACAAGTATTTGTTGCCGGTTCTTTAAAGTCTGCTATTCAACTTGTTGGTCTTGGTAAAGATGTTATTTTTAACAAAGAAAAGATTCAGTTTCGTAAAGATACTGTAGCATCAACTCTTTGGTCAATACATACTGCTAGACGTATGGATTGGGAACTTAACAATCCTGATAGCCCAGAACCAGATATTGATAAATCTATTGATTTAACTTTAAATCTTATGTTTTGGAGACTTGTTCGTAAATTGTTTAGTCCTGCTAGTGTTACTGACCAACCAACATCAATTATGTACCGTGACGAATTAGACAGACTTGAATTAAACTATGTTAACAACCCACAGTTATTAGCAGATAAACCAGGTGTTGCACCTTATCAAGCAGCAGTTCAAGATTTTATTATGATGTACGGTGAAGAAGCAGTTCGTAATCTTATCACTGGTACTAAATATAAAACAAGTATTGCACCTGAACAAATTGCTGCAGGTAGATTAAAGTCTTATACTTGGTTACAAAAGTGGGCTGGTGAAAACCCTGATTCACGTGTACCTGTTGTTGGTATGGTTTTAAATCCTATTGTTCCTGGTGATTATTCACCTGCTGCTAGTGCTAATCTTAAAATTAGTACTGTTGGTGGTGTGCCAATATTTGAGGGTAATAAAACTTTTGCCGAACGTGAAGCAGATGCTAGGATTGAAGATGGTTGGCGTGAGTATGACCGTATCACTAAAGAACGTGACGCATATCTTGCTGGTCGCCCAAGTAAGTCTTTAACTGCTAATTCTAATTCTGATATTCGTGCTTGGTATCGTGACCAACTTTATAATGAGGCTGATGGTTTGGCTGTTCGTAATCCTCAATGGGTTGAAACTTTTGGTAACACTTCAGATACTTTCACTGAAGGTTTAAATCTTATTAATGTTGCTTTAGATAATGAAAAGTTTATTAATGATATTAGTAAAAGTGCTCCTGAGCAATCTTTGTGGGATACTGTAAGAGTTTGGCGTGATGGTAGGGATTCTATTTTTACAGAATGGAATTTGTTACCTGCTAATAGTCCTAGACGTAAACAGATTCGTTTACAATATGAGGCTTTCATTTTTGATTTAGCGCAAAGTAATACTTATTTTGCTGATTTTGCTAACAGGTACCTTGTTGGGGACCCTATGGCTGACATTAAAGAAATACTTGGAGAATAATGGCTATTAGTAAACAAGACCCTAAACCAGGTTTACCTGTACCTAGAACAACTGGTGCTACAAGTTCTGTTCAACCTACTGCTGTTAAGGGACCTATTAATCCTAAAGCAACAGTTACCATTTCTACTGGTTCTCAAGGTAAATTACCTAACCAATATGGTGTTGGTGATTTAGGTTATTATGGTACAAAACTTGACCCAATGGCAGAAGTTTTTATTGGTGGTAAGAAGTTTGCGTCTGGTACAGAAGCAGCCAACTATTTAATACAATTAAGATACTCTGGTAATACTGCTGAATATAACCGTCTTGTTGGTTTACTTAAAGCAGCGGGTGCTACAGGTAAAACCCAAGATGATTGGGAATCTGCTATTGCTAAAGCGCAACGTTCAGGTGTTGATGTTAATGTTATTTTGGCTACTGATGCTTTAAATAATCCTGATGTTGCTGCTAGTGCACAATCATTAGCAAACATTGTTCGCAGTGTTCAACGCACAGCAACCAGGTATGGTATTTCTTTATCTGATGCTCAAGCCAAAAATCTTGCTGCACAATCTATTAAACAAGGTTGGGATGCTGCAACTCTTGCTGAAGAAGTTGCACGTAAAGGCCGTGTTGAGGGTGTTAGTGGTGAGTCCGCTAAAGCCATTGATGATTTACGTGAATACGCTAATGCTTACGGTGTTAAATATAATGATGACTGGTATGCTAATGCTACTAAGGCTGTTCTTGAAGGTCGTGAAAGTTTAGAGACTTTTCAAAACACTATTCGTGATATTTCTAAATCTCGTTATGGTGGGTTTGCTGCACAGATTGATGCTGGTTTAACAACTAAACAGGCTGCTTCTCCTTATATTCAATCTATGGCTTCTATTCTTGAACTTGACCCTAATGCTGTTAACCTTGATGACCCTACTATTTCTAAGGCTTTGACTGGTGTTAATGAGCAAGGTGCACCTGCTGTTATGCCTTTGTGGCAGTTTGAACGTGAGTTGAAAAAAGATTCTCGTTGGCGTTATACAAAAAATGCTCAAGAGGAACTTCTTGGTACTGGTATGCAGGTTTTGAGAGACTTAGGATTTGAGGCATAATGGCTGTTAAAAAAGGTTCTACTAGACCTTCAGGCACTGTTGCTGAAGCACCAAAACCTAAACCATCTAAATCTCCTATTGGTCCTGGTAGTGGATATTTAGGATATGTTCCTCCTAAAACTACTAAAACTACTAAGACTACTAAAACTGATAAGACTGATAAGACTGATACAACATCTGCTGCTGCTATTGCTGAAGCAGAAAGACTCCGCCGTGAAGCCGAGGCTGAGGCTGAAAGACTTCGTAACAGAATAGTTATTGATGACACCGAAGAGCGTATTGATTCCATTGCATACTTACAAGATTTATTTGCACAATACGGTTTGGCTTCTTTGGCTAACACTATTGTTGATTTAAAACAACAAGGTTTAACTGACCGTCTTGTTTCCATTAAACTTAAAGAAACCCCAGAATATAAACAACGTTTCATTGGTAATGAAAATCGTAAAAAGGCTGGGTTACAACCTTTAACACCTGCTGAATATATTTCTGCAGAATCATCATACAAAAAGGTTATGCGCGATTCACAACTTCCTGCAGGTTTCTATGACCAACCTGAAGATTTTGCTAAATTCCTTGGTAATGATGTTTCACCATCAGAACTACAATCACGTGTTGAAATAGCAAACCAATCTATTCAAAACGCTGACCCGTTTTACACTGATTCTTTACGTAAACTTTACGGCTTACAATCAGGTGATATGTTGGCTTATGCTCTTGACCCTGAGCGTGCATTGCCGTTTATTACACGTCAACAGAAGGCTGCACAGTTTGGTGCAGAAGCAGCACGTCAAGGATTACAAGTAACAACACCTATGGCTGAAACTTACACAGGTCAACTTGGTGTATCACAAGAACAAGCCCGTCAAGGTTTTGAACAAGTAGCACAAGTGTTACCTGCTGCACAAAGACTTTCACAAATCACTCCTGGTGGACAACCTGTTGGTATGGAAGAAGTAACAAGTGCAGTGTTTGGTGGGGCAGGTTCTGCTGAATACAAACAAAGATTACAAAAACTTTCTGAACAAGAACAATCAAGATTTGCTGGCCAATCAGGCGTAGGTAGAAGTTCTCTATCACGCGGTATGTCAGGCCAGATTTAAAAAGCCTACTAAGCGCACCGGCACTTAGAAGCGTAACCGAAGCCCGGTAGTACAAGCCAACACAGATTCCCCTGTTTGTGTATGTGGTGTACGACAACTTAATGAAAGGGAGTGGCTGCAATGGCCAACCAATACGAATATGAAGACGAAATAGAAGAACAAGATAATGGCCCCGCAGAATTGCGTAAGGCTTTAAAGAAAGCACAAAAAGAACGTGAAGCCATTGAGGCTGAACTTTCTCAACTGCGTTCTGATATGCGTTCTCGTTCCGTTAAAGATGTATTGGCCTCAAAAGGTGTATCAGATAAATTAGCGAAACTTATTCCTAGTGATGTGAACACACCTGAACAGATTGATGCTTGGTTAAACGAATACAGTGATGTATTCGGTATTAAACAAAATGAGCCTGTTCAACCGTCCGTGGATGAAGAAACTGTAAGAGATAATCAACGTATCAACAATGTGACTTCAACAGCACAGAACCCTTCAGGTGAGCAAACGCAACACCAAAAGGTTATGGCTGCGAAGACCAAAGATGAACTTGACCAACTTCTTTTCGGTCAATCTCTCGGGCGATAAACCGCAACTACTATCAACCTTGAAAGAGGTGAACTAAATTGCCTACAGAAAATTATACTAGCACCAGCACCGCGTCCCTTGGAACTTCCTTGGTACAGACTGCTTATGACCGCTACGTAGAATTTGCTCTTCGTGCGATGCCACTTATCCGTGACGTTGCCGATAAGCGTCCTGCACAGCAAGCAATGCCAGGTTCATCTGTCGTATTCCAGTTATACACTGATTTATCGGCAGTAACCGGCACTTTAACTGAAACTGTTGACCCAGATTCAGTAGCATTAGGTAACACAAGCAACGTAACTGTAACTCTTAACGAATACGGTAACGCTGCAATCGCAACACGTAAATTAGAACTGTTCTCATTGTCTGATGTTGACCCAGCAATCGCTGACATCATCGCATTCAATATGGCTGATTCTATTGACAACTTTGCACAAACTGTGTTACGTCAAGGAACAAACGTAATTTACTCAGGTGGTGGCTCAACAACTACTGGTGTTACCGGTGGTGCTGCTTCACAAATCACCTCAGCAAACGTTCGTAGAGCGATTGCTAAATTACGTGCAAACAAGGCTGTTCCACGTGTTGGTGAACTATACTGGGTTGGTATACATCCAGAAGTTTCACACGACTTACGTGCAGAAACAGGCGCAGGCGGATGGCGCGAAGCACACGTTTACAACGAATCAGGTGCTGGCAATCTATGGCCAGGCTCAATCGGTGTTTACGAAGGTGCAATGTTCGTAGAATCACCACGTTTGTACAATGCTACAGACGGTGGTTCAAGCGCACGTGTATTCCGTACACTTGTTTGTGGTAAGCAAGCATTGGCTGAAGCCGTT